TTTAGCTAAGTCTAAGTGTGGGTCAAACCCATCTTTAGACATCTCTTCTACATACTCAGGGTCTAGTGGTTTCATGTAGTGACGTTTAGTTGTATCCTCTAGTGAGGTCATGTCAGCACCACACAATGTATAACCTTCTGGACAAGTCAAACAACCTCGTATCTCCTTACCATATGGCTTATCTACAGCAGGTAAGTTAACAAGAGGCTTGGCATGTTTGAACCTAAGAGTGTTAGTTAGACCTGCTATGTTGGCTTGTACGTAACCATTTACTTGTGAGTTAACCATACTCTTTATAACACCTATGCGATGCGACAAAACAGATAGACCTTCGAGTAGACTAATAGCAGGTTCTATGTCTGATAGTTTCTTTACTGATCCACATAGGTCTGCATCCTTACGTACCTGCTCTAATTTCCTTGTATCCCCTGTTGTCTTATCAGTCAGATACTTGAAGGTACGTGGTTTCCAACCTAGAGAGAACAACCAATCCTTAACTTGGTCTGTACTGTTAGGGTTAGCTCTTTCTTCTCCTGTCTTAACTGTTAAAGACTGTGTAGTCTCTGATTGTTTCTGTTCCTTGCATAATGCAACCCACTTCTCTCCGTTAGATGATAACGACCCATCCTTCTTGTGCATAACCTTTGGTTTGTTACGTACTGCTGTAACAATCTTACGTGGCATAGCATCAGCAAGTAACTCTGTCTTCTCTGCCTTTAGCTTCTCCCAGTCAGCTAGATGACCTTCTGCTTTCTCTACATCCAATTTCCACTGAAGGGTCTCCTGCTCTCTAGCACACTCCATCTTGAATGTCATGTAGTCAACAAGTCTATCCTTATTTTCACTGAGAGGGTATAACTTGTCTAGCTTAAGGTTTAGGTCACGCCAAAGTCTTGTGTTGATCTTAACGTCTTCCTCACACCTATGCTTATATTCCTCTGGAGACAAACCTTCCCAGTCATCAATCTTAGGTTTAGGCACACCATACATTTCACCATACTGTGCTAGTCCATGCTTCTGTAGGTGATGGTTTATGTACCAAGCTATAGGCAACGTATCTATAATCCTAGCCTTGATCTTTATGTCTAGGATCTTTTCCACTACAGGTACATCATACCTAACTATGTTGTGACCTATCAATGTATCAGCATTGAGAAAGAACTCACGCATCAATTCATAGTTGTGGGTAGAGTGTAGATAACCATCATCATCCATCCACGACACAACGTGTATCTTTGTAGGGTTAAACCCATCTGTTTCTATATCAAATACTTGCATTATTTTCACCTCTTACTATACCAGTTATTTTAGATTTAGTTCTACCAAGTAAAACCTTAGACACATTTCTTCTATCTAGACCAACTACCTCTGCTATCTCATAATTATTTAAATCTAACACCTCGCGTAAATTAAGAATAATCAATGCCATCTCATCAGATATATAAACTGGTAAACTTTTAACACCTTTTTTATGTAGTACGTTTTGAGATCTTGTAACCCACCTTAAGTTAGAGTAGTGATTATTTTCTGGGTCATGGTCTATGTGATCTATTAAAGCTCCTTCAAACCAACCTTCGCAAAATAATTTTCCTACTAATCTATGCACATAATAATTTTTACCTTGAATACCTATTCCCTTGTATCCATTTCTCTCCCAACCAAGTGTAATATTACCGCAAGGTCTTTTTATTCTTCCAAAACTGCTTACTTCATGGCTCTTATACTTCTTCCAGATTTCTTCACTCATAATATTTCCCTCAACATAAATGTATCTAAGTTAAATGCTAACTTACCTGCTTGTCCTTCTTCTGAACAAGGTCTGTTCTTCTCTACCTTCAGGTAAGTCGTGTTACGTTCTTCTATACTCTCAGCTTCTTTGTCTCTATGCAAGTCTATAATAACAGACGCACGTTGACCAATCATCTTACAATACTTTGGATCTCCATTCTCATTAGTGTGGGCAATAGTTACAATACCTACGTTTAACTCTGCGGCTAACTTAGATAGTCTTATAGATAAGTCAGCTAACATAGCTTCTTTACTTTCTTCTGATGTACCTACAACTACATCTTGTATAGGCTCAAAGAATACAAACTTACAGTCACATGCCTGACTAAAGAATCTTATCTGATCTATCAGTTCGTCAGTACCTTGACCATCACCTAAGTAGAACTGATAGAAGTTCTCATCTTTAGTTAAGTTACCTATAGCTTCACGTACAAGGCTGTCTGCATCTTTCTCATCAATCAGGTCACGTCTTGTTAGGTTGTCGCCTACCTCATAAGACACAAGACCTAGTAGAGATCTTAGCTTTGTTTCCTCTAAGTGCCATGCGGCAATAGGTATACCTTGTTGCAACATACTATATTCCATGTAACGCATAAGCTCAGTCTTACCTATACCTGTAGGAGCTTTAAACACTGTGAAGTGTCCTTGCATCAAACCTAGTATCTTTTCGTCTAATGCTTCTATACCTGTCTTGTAGTAGACATGCTCAGGTGTATCCTCATACAGCTTAAGAAACTGGTCAGAAGTATTTAGTATGTTCTCAGGTGTGTGCTTAACTGGATTCCACCATAAGCTCTTAAAGTCTGCACTTCTACCTGCCTTTAGAAAATCATTAGCATCCTTAAAGTCACCATGCTGTACGCGATATATTTTGTTAGGGAACAACCTAGCCATACGATCAGCTAAAGCATTACCTGCCTCATCATTATCTACAGACAACACAATCTTCTCAAAGCTACCTAACCAGTCTTTACAGTTCTCCCATAGCTTCTTAGAGGGCGTAGCTGATGGTAGTGATACAACAGGGTTAGTATACTGCTTACCAAGCATCTGTGCCGCTGACAGAGCATCCAGTTCCCCTTCTGTTATTGTTACTATCCTACTACAACCAGCAGGAAACAAATTCATACCGAACAACTCATCACCTTTAAAGCCACCCTTAGCATAAAAACCTTTCTCTTGTAGATTACGAACTTTAATTCCTCCAGACGGGTACACGTACTCTTGTCTGTCTTCGTATGTTAGTACATTGAAGTCTTGCATTGTACCCTGCAAAATCCCTCGTAGGGGTAAGTGGCGACCATCAGAGATGTTTTCTATTCTCTTAGGTGTAAACTCTGTTACATTCATACTATCTCTATTTTTCTTTGGGTAGCTATCATTAGCCCACTCATGTGTTTCATTTATTGATGGGTAGTGAGTACCACAAGAAAAACATTTACCAACCTTCTTCTCAGTATGGTAAGAGAAAGCATCACTAGAACCACAAGCCACAAAAGGGCAACGTTGTTTTGTTAAATCGGGCATACTTACGTTTCTTTCTATTAGTAGTTTGTACTGGTAAGAGTAAAACTTATGTTTATACTTACGTTGTCTATTTATCTATAACGTCTAAAATCATAAAAGTGCAAGATCACAAATTGTTACAAGTTTGTCACGTATGTTATTTCTTATCTGTTCTACAGCTTGTCTAGACACATTTAACACTTTAGAAGCCTCTGTTAAGTTATTGTTGTTATTGTATAAAACTATAAACAGCTTCCACTCTTTAGGTGAGAGTTCTTTCTTTAGTACCTCGATAGAATTCTTTAACTCATAAGAACCAAATAAATCTTCGGCAGGTATTTGCTCCTCCTCTGCGTCTACATATTCTATGTTGTCATCTTTTACAGCTTTACGACCTGCTCTACTTTTAGGATAAGATAAGTTAGAAGATCTTACGTTTAAGTAGTTAGACATTTCGTCTCTGGCTCTGTAGTACATCTTGTGGGGTTCTATGATACCCTCAGCTCTCATGTTTAAGCATAAGACTACACCTTCAGATACTATATCGTCGTAGTCCTGATGGTTGTAGTACTTACTGGCTAACCTTCTGCACATATCCAGTATCTCTTGATTATCCATCATATAAACAACCCTGTTACATATAACATTGCCTTAACTAACACGAAAGCAGTGCCAACAAAAGATAGTATTACCATAGCTAGTAATGATATACCAAACACCATTGCTTGTCTCTTCTCTTTATTCTTCTGTTCTGTATTCCTGTAATATGGTTTATAGTTTTCCACTGTCATGTTCTCCTCTTGTTAATATGCTCATTTACAATATCACGCTTAAATCTTATCGCTTCTGATACTGGCTCTTTAGAATATATGATGTCGTTAAGTCTCACAACTAAATCACTCGTAAGTATAAAGTCACCATGTAATTTTAACTCTCTCATTAGAACATAACCTTTCCGTCTAATATTAATGTGTCATGCCAAGCCTTAGTCTCAGCTCTTAGTGCATAGAAGCCTGTCTGCTTAGCTATACTATTAAGTTCTTCTAGATCAGACCTTATCAACCCTAAGTTCATAAGCTCCATTTCCATTGAGGGGGGTAAAGACATATTATACCTCTTTCTTTCTTTCTTCTAGTAGATTCTCAAGGTGTCTAATCATATTTATTTTAGTTTCTTTATCTACAGACTCCATAGTAGCCTTAACTAGCCTATGTATTATATTACCGCTTAATACAACATGCTTATAATGCTCATCTCCTAAAACTGCATGGTGTTTATAACCACTTCTGTCTGTTGCATTTACATATACTTCTGTATAATGAGGTGTATCTTTTAAACAAAACATCTCTTTAGGCCACTCGTCTTCTCTACTATCAAAATCATATACTCTAACTACCATGTTATACCTCGTTACCTAAACCAAAGATACGACGACCACCTGCTACAAAACCTAACACACTGTCCACATTAAAGCACTTGTAGCCTTGCTTAGTCTTCAGTGTGATGTACCCTGCCTTGCGTAGTGCTTCAGCCGCTATACGACCTCTCTCATTGCCTTTGAGGCCCTTAATAACATTCATACGACCAGTGTATGTACGTTCCTCATTGTCTTTAGTTAAGAACTTAACTGTGATAAACTTGTTTTGGTTCTCTGATAATACGTTAGTAACCATGTTTGTTGGTAAAGTCATTATATACTTCCTCCGATTTGTCTATTAATTTCCACTGGGAGGGTATGTCCCTCTTGTTCTACTACATAACTCCATTCTGCTTCCATGTCAATAGCATAAGGTGGCCTCATATCTAACGCTGTTACATTAAATGCAACAAAGATAGAAATACCTAACACGCCCTTTTCTATCGCATAGGTGTTATTGAAGTATCTAGCTCTGTCTTCAGCTTCTTCTAAGGTATACCTATGACCTGTATCAAGTCGTATGCAACCATGCTTAGGATGTACACCTGCTACTATGTATACTCTGTTTTCTTGTTTACTGCTCATTATTATTATCCTTTTAAAACAACTGGTTATCTATGGTTTGCTGTTCGTAGCACTCTTGACATATATCAAGATCAGTAAGCTCCTCAAGATCTACAGGTTGCTCACAATTAATACAGAAGATCTTATTCTGTTCTAGCTCTACTACATAATTACCTATCTTACTCATTATTATTCTCCTTGTTAAAATCCTCAT